CCTTTTTATCCATTCCAATCAACGACAACAAACGCGCTTTCATGGCTAGATTGACGTCGGTAAAAATGTCCGCACGTACCCAACCATCCCTTTTTTTCCAACTGGCAACCGTTGCCCGCTTTTCATCGAGCTGACGGGCGATTTGTGTCACGCCCAGCCCTTGGGCGTAAAGTAGCCTTGCTTGCTCACGTTTTTGGGTTAGCGATTGATTTTGAGTCGAGTCTAGGGCGGTATCAGTCATACGCATAGCTTATAGACAGTCAGCCCCTGCACCACACAGCAAAAGACCGCAAGTGCTGATTGCGGTCTTTTAAATATTGCTTACAACCTATACAGCCAACAAACTAAGGGCTACTTAACCAAATTTATAAGCCGATACATTTTCGCCGATTAATCTATTGGAATGCCTATGCCAGATTTAGCAGGTCAACGCACAATTAAACGTTTTCGTGTCGCCCGTGAAGGCGTCACTGTTGATGGCAGAGAAATTACTCGCCAACAAATTATCGATATGGCAAAAGACTATGATCCCGTTGAATATACTGCTCGCATCAATGTTGAGCACATGGGTGGGTGGAATTTTTTAGGTAATACAGCCATTCCTGCATTGGGCGATGTGATTGCCTGTGATGCACAGTTAGATACTTATCAAGTTGATGGTAAAGACGTGCAATTAATGGGCTTATACGCCACTTTATCCGCATTACCACAATTGGTTGAGGCCAATAAACAAGGCCAGAAACTTTTTACTTCCATTGAGTTCTACCCAAAATTTACCGCAACAGGCCGAGCTTACTTAGTTGGTTTGGCAGTGACCGACATTCCTGCAAGTCGTGGCACAGAACCGCTTAAATTTAACAATACCGCAAATAACACCCTTTTTTCTGAACATCAGGAACTCACCCTTATGACTACCCAAGCCAACCAAACCCAAACACCAACCACCGCTACTACCGAAGGTCAAGCCCCAATCGAACAAGCACCCGTGCCAACTCAAACGCCACAGCCACCAGCTCAACCACAACAACAACAACAACAACAACACAAAGCAGAAGATGGCTTTTTACAAAAAATGGCAAATATGTTTACCAGCAAATCATCAGGTATGACTAAAGATGAGCAGGACATGGTATTACAAGGGTTTAATACCCTAAATGAAAAAGCCGAATCCAATGCCGAGACCACTGCCCAAATCGCTGAAAGTGTCACCCAATTAACCGCCACGGTGAACCAGCTTAACCAGAGTTTTGCCAGCTTACAAACCAAGCTGTCCACCGAGCCTGTACCGATGACGACCACACCCCCTGCAGGTGTCAGTCATGCCCTCGCCGACTGCTAACCAAATTTTATCACCCTTAAAATCACACAAGGAAAACCCATGGGAAGTTACGCTTTATCTGCTGCCACTCGTATCGCCTTACAGCAATACACCCAACAAATCGCTACAATCAACGGTGCCGAAAACTTTGCCACCACCATTGAAGTGCAACCTGCTCGTCAACAAACCTTGATTGAGCGTTACCAAGAGGTCACAGACTTTTTAAAACGTATCAACATGGTCACTGTGCAACAAGCGACAGGTGATAAATTGGGTCTTGGTAACGACCAACGTGTCGCCAGCAATACCGACACCCGCATCCAGCCCCGTCGTCCAACGCCGATTGGCAATCTTGAGCATATCGATGATTACGTCTGTACGCAAACAGACTACGACGTCGCCTACCTATGGGCAGTCATCGACCAATGGGGTGCTTTCCCAGATTTCCAAAAACGCCTGCAAAACTTGGCGATTAAATTGGTCGCCCAAGACAAGCAAATGATTGGCTTTAACGGTACTCACCGAGCGAAGACCACTAACAAAACCTTGTATCCAAAACTACAAGACGTTAACGTTGGTTGGTTAGAAAAAATCCGTGCCTTTGCCCCCGAGCGTCATATTGATAGCCTAACAATTGGCGCAAGCCATGAATTTAAGAATATTGATGCGCTGGTCGAAATGGCAGTCAATGACCTAATCGCCGAACAGTTCCGCGACAATAGCGACTTGGTTGTCATTACCTCGCGCGGTCTGGTCACGGATAAATACCAAAACCTTATCAATCAAACCTTAGCCCCAACCGAGCAGGCGGCTGCCAATGCCTTATATCAGAAAAAACAGCTTGGTACGTTGCCAGTCGATACCCCTGCGTACTTCCCAGCTAATGGTTTGTTGATTACCAGTTACGACAATCTGTCTATCTATCAACAACGTGGCAGTATGCGTCGTCTGATTAAAGATGAGCCGGAATGGAACCGCACCTCTGACTATCAATCAGTGAATGAGTGTTTTGTCGTCGAAGACTATGACAAATGCGCCTACATCGAAAACCTAGTGATTGAAGCATAAGGAAGCCCATGAGCAGCTTACGAGACCATTTTGAACGCGTGCGTGCCGAAAAAGCGGCACGTCAAGCCAATGCCGACCCCCGACTATCTGCCCGTGGTCGTCAGTTAAACCGACCATTAGGCAGCACCATGATCCGCCAAAATCAGCCTGTTTTTGATGGGCAGCCTGATGGCGAATATCCGCTTGATGACGACAACCCCGATGCAGGAAGCCCTATTGAACTCAAGTTTTTTAATGACTGGCAGTCGCTACAAGGCATCCAATCGCAGGCCAAAAAGAACGAACTAAAAGCCGACTTTTTGCCTTACTACCTACCTTGGATTGAAGGCACACTAGCCGCGGGGATTAGCGGTCAAAACGATATGCTAGTTCAACTCATGGTATGGGCATTAGATACCCATGAATTTGATACCGCTACCCGCATTGCAGAATTTGCGCTACTCAACGACATGGCTATGCCAGAACCATTTACCCGTGACGTTGCGACCGTGTATGCCGAGCAATTGGCATCTGAAGTGACCAAAAAAGCGGATAACCCAAGCGAACACACTGACATTCTGGCAAAAGCAATCGAAGTCACCAACGACCACGATATGCCAGACCCTGTACGTGCCAAGTTGTATCGCGCTTATGGTGATTCGTTAAAAACTGACAAGCCAACGGACGCCATTGCTGCTTATGAAAAAGCAATTGCAATTTACCCTGATGTTGGTTGCAAAACCGACTTATCAAAACTTAAAGCCGCTCAAGGCTAACAGACCCCACCACGGGTAAGGCGGCTGATAAAACTATCTGAAAAGTAAATTAACTTTTACCAGCATTCTTTTATCACTACCGCCTTTTTATTTTGGATAAACCATGCTTATCAATCAGCAAATCAATCATGCCGAAGTACCCAATCCGATAGCCGGCTTGCCATCGGTCTCAACTACTGACTTGGTGCAAATGATGCGTATTGATAAGACAATGGGCAGCGACCGTATTGCAGGCTACATCAGTGATGCCTATGACAATATTAATGCACAAATCCCTTACTTGGATGACCACCAGTTTGGTTTTGTTGTGGGCGGTACCTGCGTTTGGGAGTCTGCCCCTGCTTTGATTAGCCACCACCACCGATTATCATCGAATATCAGGTCAATATTACCCCACTGGGCTGACGGATTTCTAACGCTTACCCAATTGGTTACTCATCAGCGCTGGCAGCGCACTTATAAGCGCGCCGTACTTAACGAAGCTGCCGCACTCATGGCCGATAACCACATGGATTTTGACACCATCGGTCAGGGCATCACACGCGGCAATAATGAACAAACCAAATCTGACGCCCTGCGCCGCCTGGTCAACCATGCCATAGCTGACTTGACAGGGCAAAGCCGTAACCGTGTGAGGCTGTTATGACAATACAACGCACCACAGCATCACAACAATTTGACACGCTCGACGCTATTGCTTATCGCTTTTTTGGTAATCAGTCAAACGCATACTTACCAAAAATCGTTGAATTAAACCCACAATTTACCCCGCTCGCTATTTTACCTATGCGGAGTACCGTGATTTTACCTTTTACGACAACCGTCGCCAACGTGCAGCAACGGTTAAAACTTTGGGATTGATATGTTAAAAAAATCTAGCCTAATTTTCGACATCATTGGCTGTATGCTGGGATGGAGTATTGTTGCTTTTCTCTGGCTGCTTGCCACGATTAATCCCGTCTTTGCCTATTCTAACCAGCTATTACCTATTTCTACCATTACCAACGCTATGCTAGTAGCAACGATTATCGGTGCGATTGGTGGTTACCTTGCCTTCGGCGAAGATAAAAAATTCCCCCCATCTGCTACTAGCGTAGGACACGTGCTTTTAGGTTTGGGTGCAGGATTGTTTTTTACCCGTGGCAGTCTTGAGCTGATGGGTCGTAACAATTCTAGCGAAGACGTGGTTTTGTTCGTTAGCTTTTTGTGGGCTGTCGGTGGATATTTTATTTTGCGTCTATTAATCGCAGTTGCCAATTCTGATCGTATCAAAGCCATTTTGCCCGATTGGCTTGCCAAATTTATGGGGGTGGATAAATGATTTACCTATTACACGTCGGTTTAATGCTACTTAGCATGACCATTTTAACAGCGTTTTTATGGCTGACACGCCGCTATGATGACATCCTTTGGTGGGCACTGCGATGTTTATTGCTCCATAGTCTGATTGCAGTTGTCTATATGGCATATGACGCCATGGATGCAGGGTTTACGATGTCATTGAGCCTAATTTTGATTCGCTCTGGCTTTGCCACCTTGACCATGGCATTAGCATTGTTATGGTTTTTACTGCACTGCGAACGTAAAAATCATCGTCGCCAGCGATTTAATGACCGTATTAATCACATCTTTAAGGAGAGCCAATGAGCACACCTGCCCACAAAAAAATAACCCTAGCCCAAATCAAAGCCTGTGCCGATAGTCTTGGCGTACCCTTAGCCGCCATGCGTGCTGTGCATGAAGTCGAATCCAAAGGCGAAGGGTTTTTGTCCACGGGTGAACCTGTGATTTTGTTTGAGCCACATATTTTTTATAAGCGGCTCACCAAAAAAGGCTTGCTGGATATTCGTGCAAAAGTGATGCGAGAGCGTCCAGATTTATGCTACCCAAAATGGAAACCAAAATCCTACGGTCTTGAAGGTAGCTATCAACACCAACGCTTGACCGCTGCCAGTCAATACCACCGTGAATCTGCCCTCGAGTCTGCCAGCTGGGGATTGGGACAAGTGATGGGCTTCAATTGGAAAGACTTGGGCTACCCAACGCTACAAGCTTTTATCAACGCCCAATACAAAGATGAAGGCGCGCAACTTGACACCATGTGCCGATTTATCCGCCAAAATAAACTTATTGATGCACTAAAAAACAAAGACTGGTCAGCGTTTGCCTATCGGTACAATGGCGAAAGCTACAGAGCCAATAATTATCATGGCAAACTTGCCGCCGCTTTTAAACAATTTAACGCATAGGTGACGGCATGTACCCATTTGCCCATACTTTTGACTATCAACAGAGCACCACTTTCGGTTTTATTGGTACTTATCGTATCAATGGTATTGCAAGTCCTCTGCATGGATTAGCTATCTCTGCAAAAATTCGTGATAGCAATGAATGCTTAATTTGTCAGGCTGTGGTGACATTTATTGATATTGAAAAAGGGGTGTTCTATATCACCTTGCCTGAGAGTGTGCGGTTGCCATTGACTGCATTATTTATGGACATTCGCGTCGAAGGTATGGGTGTCAAGCGAGTTACAAAACAAATCGTCAAAATTAACGTGGTTAAAGTGGTGAGTGATGGATGATATTTTACTTGAGCCCATGTTTGAGGACTTAACTCTTAGCTCATCAGGCAAAAACAGTTCCGTTGTTTTGACTCTTACCGATGCCTTAGCTGTAAATGCAGGGACGGTGATTGCCAAAGACTTAATCAGCAGCGACCCTAACAACGATTTAAAACTTGGCAGTGATAACAAGCTGCTATCTCAACCAACCGACACCGATTTTTTAGCTTACTACATACTGGCAAAAGGATAACACTATGGCAACACAACAGGAACGCATTACATCGTTAGCGCAAGCGATTGCAGCTGATATCAAACGACTGACAACCAATCAAGGTACGTTAACAGCATTAACTACGACAGACAAAACAAGTCTTGTTAAAGCAATCAATGAGCTTAAATCGTCTATCGCTAATGCGACAAATATCAATGACACAAGCACGTCAACAAGTGCAACATGGTCATCTGATAAAATCAATAGCAGTATTAACAATGCTGTATCGGCGTTGGTGAATGGCGCAAGTACAACCCTTGATACGTTAAACGAGCTTGCAGATGCGCTAGGTAATGACGCAAATTTTGCAACGACTATTGCAGCGCAGATGGGTAAGCGTGTACGAGTTGACGCACCCCAAACTTTTACTGTGACCGAGCAAGCGCAAGGCTGTGCAAATCTTGGCATTGGTAATCCTGATACAGATTTTGTGGCAGCGTATAACACTGCTAAGGCTTAATTGTGACGCTGATTGAAAGAATTAATAAATTTATCAATGCAGTAGCTAGTGATATCAAGTCGCTATACGATAACAAAGTCAACAAAACAGACGTGATAGCTATAGCGCAGGGCGGTACAGGTGCGGTAACTGCCACGCAAGCACGTAAAAATATTGGTACGATTGAGTATGTTGCGTCATTGCCCGCCATACCTGAAGCCAACAAATTTTATGCGGTAAAAAATGGCGACAATGTTGATTTGTATATGTCTGATAGTGCAGGTAAGGCTTTTTATAAATTTACAACGTCACAGCAGACGATTAACGTACTATCAATAGGTGATATTATCACCCAACTATTTGCCAACAACGAACAAGGTTTTGCCTTTGACTTTAACGACCTATCAACCA